CGGAGTGATAAGATTAACAAGGCTGTTCACCGCTAAGACAACCCTGGACAGCCGACCAGGATCGAATAGGCAGGTTCTCTACTCCATACATCGCGGATTGAAGAACCTCCTTGCATTAATCAAAAAGGGGCGGGACCCAGTCAGTGTGCGAGCACACATGACCGTTCTGCCACAACGATTCGGGCGTCGGGCGCAAAGCACGAGAGAGCTTGTACGCTGACGACCATTTATAGGATTTGCCATCCATGTCCCAAGGGCTCCTCGCAAGGGGGACCTTGGCCCATGACTTGGCACATTGACGGACAACTGCATGGAAACTGAGTTCCTTAATAAGGAGTCCAGTACATGCATCAGAAGCCATCGCCCTCTCACGAAGACTCGGAAGGGTCTTCGCGAGGTGGGGACAATTAACATTGTCTGTGACCCGGTGCTTGATGCGGGACTGCCAACGAGCAACCCGGTCGAGCATCGGTCCACACTGTAAATACAGAACCGGCGTCGAGACCGCTGCCCCAGTGGCAATGGCATCGACCTTCCGGTGTATACTCAAGGGTAGCTGCCTAGACGGTTCAACTGGGGGAAAGCCCAGGCCGCCAAAGGCAACTGGTAAAGTGGGAACTAGTCCCGCCCGACGGCAAAAAGCAAGCTCTTTGCTGTAGAGGGAGACCAGTATCTTATGAACGATGCGGCGAGAGACCCCGTAACTTACAAAGTTAGTCAGGGTCTCCGCAACACCCAAAATCGGAAGGGTAGAATTCCGGTTGGCTGGAACAAGCCAGCGAATCGGAAGTGTACCAATACGGCGGAGGTGCCCTTCATGATGGACATAAAGTTCTTCACAAAAGGTGCCTCGATCAAGAGAACGGAACGACTTCGACAGGTTAAGCACAAAGCCAACCTGCGAACACAGTTCCTGATAGGTTTTCCATTGCACCTCATTCCAATAGGCAATGAGGTCGTCCCCTCGGATACAAAACCGACCGGACGGGTCAACAACGACCGCGATAGAGAAATGCGTCAACGAGAGGATGCACCATGAGATCGGAAGACCCATGGGACAGCCCCTCGTGTAAGGAGCGCCCCGGACCGTCATGTCGGCAAAGACAAGGCGGGGGTCGAGGCCCAACAAACCACAGGCGGTAGACAGCCAACCATGAAACATGGTGTCTGTCGCACCGCTCATATCTGCGGAGATGACCCTCCGCCCGCGAATACGTCTTCCGACGTGAACCGCGGGCGGCGAGCCATCCAGCCCAAGACATATCTGTGGGATCCCCTTCAACAAAGAATAGAGGACCCGACGGATACCGTGACACTTTGCAACAAGAGCAGCTGGTGACTTGGTCACCACGCGCACCTTGTTGCCACGCTCAGGAACAGCGACCGGCTCCAGTGCATGCACTGGCTCCAGCGGCCGTTCTACAAATCTAACAGCATCCCGGACGAACCGGTGCCGGGAAACCGGCACGTCATGGTTCACTGACCAGGACTCAGTCTTACCGCCGATGATACCCTCATACACAGAATCCTGTGCATGAGTGCGTCCTCGACGAAAATTCATCTTAGTAGAGCGGAGGAAGGCCTCAAGGCGGCCGCCCTCTTTTCTACTGAACTCTAAACAAGCGGAGTGGCCGACTACATCGTAGCCGGCGGACTTAAACCGCTTCTTCTTATAGCGAACCGCCAGCGACTGGAAAACCTCCAGGACGCGGTCCGAGGTGTGCCCCTTAAAGGCAGACCCAGGATCGGTGCAAAGCTGCACCCAGCGATTCAATGAACGAATACAGTCAAACCGATTGGGGTAGGGCAATGCCCTCTTCAACCGGGATAACTGATAGAGTTGGACGGCATTCGCGGAAAAGCCCCGGGGAAGGATCTTTCCAAAAAGGCCGTCATAAGAACGAAAGTCGGCATGCTCACCACGGAGGGAGTGGCGCCTCACCTCAGTCAAAACTGGGGCGAGGTCCACAACGGTACCGTGGGGATCATTAACCGATCTCCAATAGAGGCGGGATAGGAACGCAACAATCCGAGGATTGATGGGGTCCCATCCCACCGAACAAAATGCAACTGCAAAGCAACGAACCATGAGGTTCGCTGCCTTGCGGTTGCGCCTGATTTTAACAGGCAATCTGGCAAGGTGGCCGACGTGTCTTTCGAGAACGTCGGTCGCCAATGTGTCGGAGAAGGCCTGAAGTGTCTTTCCTTTAAAGTAAGGCATTCTCTCCAAA